GTCCAGGCCGCGCTTGAGCCGCCGATAGGCGATCTTCGCCTGGGGATAGACCGGCGAGACCCACCAATACGCCTGGCCGCGCAACCCGCCCATCGCACGCTCCAGAATCCACGCGATGCAGGCGACCGTCTTGCCGCACTTCGTCGACCCCTCGATGATCCCGTAGCGGTCAGCCGAGAAGATCGCCGCCTGCTGCTTCGGGTAAAGACTGGGCCGTCTGTACGTCACCGTCGGGGCCGTTGCCGTTGAGGTAGTTGCCACTTGCTGCCTCGATACTGAATGTGACCTCGCCCTGGGTCAGGTTGATCGCCCGCTGGTCGATGGTGATCAACGGTTCCTTGGGAATCACGCCGTTGATCTCGCTGATCCGGTGCATGATCTTCAGCACCATGTTCGACGCGGCCTCGTCGCCGGCCAGAGCCTGGGGCCACCACCGGGCCAGGAGGGTCGTGTACCGCTCCATTTGCAGGCCGCGCATCTGGTCGGCCATGCCGGAGTACTTCTCCGCGAGGTCGTTGAGGACGCGCTTGATCGACCGATGCACCTGGGACTTGTCGACGCCCAGGGTTTCCCCGATCTGCTTCTCAGTCGCGCCCCCTTTGTACAACTCCAGCATCTGATACCGGCGAAGCTCCCACTCGGCCCGCTTCTGAGGCGTCGGGTAGAGCCCCGGCTGCTTGCGTTTTGCCATCAGACCTTCACCGCCTTCTGTCCCGTGTAATCTTCCCACCGCTTGATCGCGACGTCGCAATACCTCGGTTCAATCTCCATCGCATAGCACCGACGACCCAGACGCTCGGCTGCCATGATGGTTGTGCCGGAGCCGACGAAGGGGTCAACCGTTAATTCGTCCTGTGCTGATAGGTACTCCATGAATGACTGAGGTATCAATATGGGGAAGTTCGCTGGATGCGCCTTATGTTTTCTCGCGTCCAAATTACTTTGTGTGCCCGCTTTGCTCCTGCCAGTATCTAACTCCCTCCCTGCGTTTGTTTGATGCACCTCAAAAACATCGTTCTCCAATAGCCCAGTACGGGTAGTCTTCTGTGATGGGATGAACCCCTGACGGCTAAATATCAGCATCAGTTCGTGGGTATAGTTGGGTGTGAAGTGCCGAGCCAAGAGGCTGTTGTTCATATGGTATGAGGAAGGTACTGGGACGCCCACTTTCCTCCAAATTAGCTGCCGTTCAAATTCAAGAAACTCAGCCAACAGCACTCCCTGTTGAAATGGGAACGTAGACGGCGACACCCCAATATTCCATACCCAAGCCCCTCCAATATCCATCTGCTGCACCCACGCAGCAATCACATTTCTAAGCCACCCTCCATATTCATCCCAAGATGTACGCTTGTCGTCGTGAACACCGTAAACCACATCCACGTTGTAAGGCGGAGAAGTAAGCAGGCATTGAAAATTCTCTCCCGCCATCAACAATCCAACAGCCTCGCCGTCAGTAGAATCCCCGCACATGAGGCGGTGCCGCCCCAGACTCCAGACCTCGCCCCGCTGTACCGTCGGCTCGTAATCGTCTTCCTCGACATCGTCCAGCGCGTCGTCAACGTCGAAGCCCTCGTCCGGCGGGTCAGGCTCCAACAACGTCAGCGGCTCGTACCCGTTCGCCAGGGTCTCGAGGAGGGCGTTCACCGTGTCATTATCAGACGACACCGTCGACAACAACTCCGTGAGCCGCTCCTCGTCCCGGCCCGCCATCGCCGCCAGCGGGTCGAGCGTCGCCAGCATCAGGTCTGACTCGGCCTCGTCGATGTCTAGCACCAGCACCGGGACGGTTGCGTCGGGCGTGGTCTCGGCCCGCAGATGACCGTCGACCAGCATCAGCCCCTCCGGCGTCTCGCGGGCGATCAGGGCGTCGGCATACCCGACCTCGGCCAGCACGCCTCTAAGGGCATCCTGCTGCGCTATAGGATGGATGCGCCAGTTCTTCGGGTTGGGCAATAGCTCCGATGCCGGGACTCGTCGCAGTTCCTTGATCCGATCACGTATCTGCATGAGTCCACTCCTCCTCCTCGGTCAGATCGTCATCGCCCCGACAAGCGCGGCAGAGTTTGTCAGGGCATTTGTAACCGTTGTCCTCGGTGCCGATCCAATCGCCGCATATGTCCTCCACGGGATCGAGTCCACCGACCCCGCATTCTTCACACTGCACAACCTCACGTATCACGGCTGCACCTCCTGAGTTCTTTCATGATAATCTGCCTCACTCGCTCAGGTGTTATTCCCCAGGTGTCGCCGATCCTCTTGAGGGTCAACCCCTCCCGGCGGGCCTGGAGGATGCACTCCCGGCGGGCATCGTACCATTCAGGGTCTTGCGTGTAATACGGCCCTCGCGGAGTTTTCTGCATGACTGCGCCTCCTATTCGCTGACCGGCGTGACGGTGACCGCGACCCGGCTTTCAGCGCGAGTGGCGACCCGTTCCGCGGTCATAGTGTATTCCAATATATGACTGGGGTCATCCTCGACCGGCATGGCCCCTGCATCCACTAGCCCGTCGATCACGGGGCCGCACAGGGTCGCGAGGCCGTCCCAATCGAACGGCTTACCGCACCAATACTGCTTCACCGATACCCTGCACCGATCCGGTGTCTGCCATCCATCCTCGGCCTCGATCAGCCCCAGGATATATGCGTCCTCCCTGGCCTGCTTGATCAAGGGCTGCGTCGTTCTCCAATGACCCTTCCGCAGACCGTTCTTTGACAGCCTGCGATCAGGCTGGAATTCAACCGTTAGCGTTTCCATCGTTCTCCTTCCGTTTCTTCTCGGCTTTCAGTTTACGGATGGCCCTTGCCTCGATCTGTCGGATGCGTTCCCGTGTGACTCCTAACTGTGGCCCTACCACGTCCAGAGTCTGCGGCATACCAGTCTCCAGACCCCACCGGAGTGTTAATACTTTTTGTTGCCGTTCATCGAGGACGGCAGCAAAGTCGGCCTTGAGGCTCAGTATGTCGCCCATACCGCACTCGACCCCATGCAGAAGGCTTACCCAACTCAGGTTGATCATCCTCCGAGTGATATCCACCGATCACCTCTCTTTTTTTTCTTTATATACTCTTACTCCCCCCTACGCCCCCCTTTAGGGGGGGCTAGGGGGAAGAGTTAACAGTTAACTCTTAAGAGTTCTTAAGAGTAACCGTTAACACGTTCGCTGTTAACGCAGGTCTCTGGCGTGGATGCGCCGGGAATAGCCGTACCGGTTCCTGACCCATGCGCTCCGTCCGTCGCGGAACACACGTTTCACGGTATTGGGCTTGTGATAGCAGTCTCGGCTGTCGTACCAAATCGGCTCCGGTTCACGCCGCAGCCGTTGCAGCACTGGCATCGGTTCGGGGCTGCACTCACAATCGCCATTCATCTCTACCATGTCGCCGATATTCAGTTCTTTCATCGTCCCTCCGTAGCTGTCGTGTTAAGGTTAACATCCAAAATGTTAAGGATTAACATCACGATATGTACTCATCCGGCTCCAGGGTCTCGTTGTCTGGGCCGAACGTCGCCTGGACTCGTTGCCGCTTCAATCTGAAGATTCCCGCCAGATCGGGCCGTCGAGCCATCAACAATCGAGCGTAGAACGCCCGGTGATTGTTGGACAGTTTCGGCGGCGGCGTATCGCCGAGGGACTCAAACCACATCTCCCACCGCGCTCGTTCGTACAGCGCACCGATCCCGCAGACGGCATCCGGCCCGCGCCGCTCCCGCCACTCGCGGGCGAAACGCACCAACGTCCGGTATACCTCTGGATGATCGGAATGGAACTGCCAGAACTTCTTCTCCATCTCGCCCTCGTCAATGTCGAAATCGAACCTCGCCTGGGCTGAGTTCTGCATCAGTCCACCCCCAGCGGCTCGGTGGTCTCCCACGCGCCGTTCTTGCTGACGAATCGGTCGTCGCCCGACAGGGTCGCCGATAGGCTGCGGGTCGGGGCGTCGAGTAGCTCCGCGAGGTCGGCGGTGGACATCGCCCCATGCTCGCCGATCGCGATCCCGACCCGTTCGCCGAGTGGCAACGTCGCGACCAGTTTGGAGTTCTGCCGGATGTCGAGGTCGTCGATCGTGCAACCGTCGTCGCCCCACGTAAGCCGGAAGCCCAGAGGAGGCCGGAGAGAGCCTGTATTTGATTTGCGGTGGTGTAGCGCATAGTCGGAGTGATTCTGTCGCTGTCCGGCTGATACAGCAAGTTCAAAGACGTTCCTGGGCAGGTTGATCCAGTACACGGAACCGAACGGGCTGGATTTGCCGCCCTTCCGCGCCTCATGTGTAACGTGGGCGAGGATGATCGTCTGCACCGGATCGGACGGGTCTGACATGTCCCGCAACGAATCGAAGAATTTAAGCGTCGGTGCAGCCGACTCAGGCTCCCCGCCGCAGGCTGGGCCTGCCGAGTCGATCACGACCGTCTTGATTCCCATGCGGGCGATCTCGGCCTTGAGGAACTCGACCGAGTCCCAAATCGGGCCAGACATGAAGCGGTAGAAGACCATCCCCGTCCGGCCTGCGTCGGGATAGTCGGGATCAGGCCAGTCGCCCGGTTCGATGTCACGCGCTCGGAGCAGTCCCCGGTTCCTGTGCCATGTCATCCGGTCGCTCGTCTCCCAATCCAAGAACAACACGTTCCCCTGCCGCGCCTGCCGGCCACCGACCTCGGTGCCGGTATGCAATGCCGACGCAAACGCCAGAGCCATCTGCGACTTGCCGATCCCGCCTGCACCATACACCAACGTCGGGAGTCCCTCCCACACGATACCCGGCAAGACCTCGGCAATCGCCTCCGGTGGCTGCATAGCTCCCAGGGCCACGATCGGCACCCCGGCCCGGTATCTCTCCAGCACCAGGATCGATGCCTGCGTCAGACGTTGCCGCCAGTCGCCCCGCTCCGACACGTTGTCGAGATCGGCGATCACTGACCTCCAGGTCTTGGTGATCGAGGTCCGGACCGGCCCCAGGAGATGGGGCGACAGTTCCTGGTCGTCGCTGATCGTGACCTCTGCGTCCACCTGATAATCTCGATGCTCATATATCCTGTCGAGGCGTATCTCAACGCCCTCGTCCCATCGCACAATGTACGACGTCCCGAGTGCCTCCAGCACCGGGACGGTTAGCCTCTCCATCGTCATAACGGCGTCCCTCCCGTCCTGTTCTTAGATTGTCGTCGTTGCTCCGGTGCAGGCTGGGGCGGCGACCAGTTGGGCTGTCGCCTCTCCATCCTCTCCAGAATATCCCCTAAACGCAAAATAGCCCCAGCCAAGTCCTCGTCGTGAGAACTTGACCGGGGCATATTCTGCGACCGCCGGAGAGCATCCTGCCGCAGACAGATACCAGACATGTTGATCTGGTAGTCGTGCGTGTCGCAGTATGCCTCCGAACAGTGCAGCGGGCTGATCACCAACCGAGTCGTTCGTTCAACAACGATGCCAGCCCCTGCACCGTGTTTCCAGGTTCTTCAAGATACGCCGCCGAGGACGCATACCCGGCATCCTGTAGGACGCCCGCGATCTTCTCCTTCTGCCATCCCTGTTCGGCGACCCAGTCCGCGAGGGCGGGCCGGTTGATGATCGCCGGGACTCCATCGGTCTCGTTGCTATTCAGATCGTAGACCTCGGTCACGACCGCGCCCGCTTCCTGTGCCGCCTCCACCAGCGGAGACCCGCACCTCGCAGCCATCCGCGAGTTATACCACGCCGCCAGTTTCTCCGCGTCCTCGATCAATCCGTCGACCGTGTACGTCCCAGGCTCGACCATCGCGAGAATGTCCGAAACGGCCTTGCGATCATTGACGCCTTCGATCTCTCTGCGGAACTTCGCAATTTCCTTCGCTAGCCGTTCATCAGTAGTGGGAGCCGCCAGATACGTCGTCCCTGGGGCAGTTACGGCGTCCGAGGTTGACCGTACAGGCGTTTCTTGCGCCGTTCCGGTACTATCTACCACCCCTGCCCCGTTACTGGCCTCTATCGGTCGGGACGCGGTCATGTTCCAGGTGATCTGATAGTGTTTCTCGGTTCCGTCGACGGGGCCGTCTTCGATGTCGCCCCGCTGCACGTAATACTTCGCCCGTTGGTACGGTTCAAACGTCGCCATCACCGTCGCGCCTTGCTGGGGCGGTGGGCCTTGCCGCTTCGCCCATGCGAGGTATCGGTACGACCTGTCGCCGTCGAACGCTGGAATGTCAGCCTCTATGGAATACTTCCATTTCGCGTCGTCCTCGACGCTCAGAATCGTCGCCTGTGTCTCGATCGGTTGCATCATCTGTCGCCCTTCCTCTCTTTGAACTTGATCTGCGGGTCGCCGTAAATCTTCGCGTCCTCGATAATCGCCCGGTGCTGGCTCGACAGTTTCGCCAGGGTCTTGCCCTGGGTCATGTTCCACCGCTCGCGTTCGACCTTCACGACCTCGCGCTCCGGCGTATAGCCCACCAGATCACCGGGGCAGGTGATCTCGCGCAGTTGTGCGAGTTTGCCGTAGTCGTAGGACACCGGCGTTCGCAGGGTAGCCTCGCCCGCGTCGGTCTTGACCACCGTCGCCCCGCGCTCCTTCATGCCCTCGATCGCGGCCTTCTCGAGATACCACACCGCCTGTTGCTGGGCCGCGAGGGTCGCACGGGCCGCGACCAACTCATCGACCAATTCCTCCAGGCTCAAGTCCACCGTATGCTGCACATCTGATAGCCTCATCGTTTCCCCTTCTCGGCCTTCGGAGGCCGTCCATTCCTCAACTCTGTCCTCGCAAACGGGAATGGCAGATACCAGACCGCGCCGCGTGGCATATCGACTAGCCTCGCCCCGGCGAACCCGCCCTTCGCGATCAACTGGTTGATCCGTTGACGGGTCACGCCGTAATGCAGCGCAGCCTCGCCTACCGTCCCCCACCGTCCTCTCGGCATATTCTCACCTCCCTTCGATTTCAGACTGGGCAGTTTAAGGTGATGCCCAGCACCGCTGACCCTGCCGCTGGTGGCAGATGGTTATTATACCACCAACAACTACTTTCGACCTAGCCCTCGCGGAGCAGCGGGTACAAATTGAACAGGCTGTCGCGGAGGAACTCCATGTCGCTGATGTTGCTCTTCTCCTGCATCGTTCCCGGCTCCACCGCCGTCAATGCCTCGATCCCGTAATGCAACGCCTGGGAGACGATGTACTGGCCTCGCATCGACGCGAGGAATACCATCGCCTCACCGCCCTGCGCTATGCTCTGTCCGTTCCTCAATTGAGATGCACCAGGGCTTGCCTTCCCGCCACCTGGATCGCGTACCGCTCCTCTGGGTCTGTGTAGCCTATAGCGGCCCGCGTGAAGGCGTTGGCGATGCCCAACACCGAGTCGGCCCAACGCTCCCCGCTCTCGGCCCTCTCCTCACCGTAACCGACCAAGACCTTGGCGAGATCGTCAGCCGTGAGGCGTTCGGCCTTGCTCACCGCGGCGATGGCGTCTGTCGCGTTGCCGACGATCTTGTCCATCGACTGCCGCCACTGGCCGAGCAGCCCCTCAAACTCCATCTTGGAATCCTCGACGGCATCCCGCACAAACGTCCGCAGGGCGTTCGGGTCTCCCCGGTGTATGAACCGCCACCCGCCCTGTTTGCCGCCCTGTAAGGCCCGACCACGGCGGTCTGTGCGAATGTATATGCGTCCCGCGCTGTCGGTTGTCGTCCCGATGCCGGAGTTGTCGGTGCCACCGAAGCCGACGGCGGGCATCACGTTGCTGCAAACGTCCCGCCAGACTATACCCTCGATAGTGATGGCTCTCATCCCGACCTCGGAGTTCATGATGTGCAGCCCGCGCCGCACCGTATCGGGCGAGGAGATTGCTGCCCGGTATGGCAACTCTGTCTCCGTCTCCGGCATGGTGACGGTCATGTGGGTCGATACCTCGCCGAAACTGTGATACCTGACCTCGGCCCCCGGCAGTATGTCGCCGAGGATGCTCAGAAGCTCAAGGTCGTCGAGCGGCTGGTACTGGCTCCCCAGCACCGCCCTCGCCTCGTCACCGTGGACGAGCCGCAGCATCCCCATCCGCTCCCTGGTCGTGTTCTGCAAGAGCCAGTTCACGTCCATCATGACGTTCTGACTCGGTAGAGCCTGCGCCAGCTTGGTCGGGTAGCCTACCCGCGCCAGCAACTGCTTCTCGGCTAGGCCCGTCAGCTTGATGGACGCGGGCATGGTCTCGACCACTGGCACACCGCTAGGGTCTGCCAGGGGCCGCACAGTCGCGACCTCGTCGGCGTTGGTCGGCGGGAAGTATGCCAGCCTGTCCAGCCTCATTCGGCGGTCGATCGGGGCCATCTCGATGACCCGCTCTCTCGCGTCTAGTATTTTCGACGTTAGGGTCTGCAATTGAGGTCTCCTTCCTCTGTTCAGATCGTATCGGGTCGGTACGTCTCGCTCCTTCCAATCTCAGATTCCATGCCGATGGCCCGAACCACCGGCCCGGTTGAGACCCGCCATACTGGCTGCATGGCGACGCTTCGGGCTTAACTCCTAGACGCCTGCGCGGCCTGGATGTGTTCGCAACCTGGGCGAGTTGTGTCGCCTGAGTAGCCGTCCACGCTGCATACCCAACCGAATCGGTATTCGTACACGACCACCGATTGATCTGTCGTGGTCTTACCGAGCGCAATGGGCTGCGTTTCGTCCCGCACCAGATACGTTCCCTCGATTGGACATGTGACGACGGTCATGCCAGCACTCCTATCTTTACCAGCTTGACCGTCGGGGTCTTGCACCAAAAGCACACACCGTTCAGCAAGACGGCGCACTCAAAGTCGCACACCGACTCCAGGTCGAGCAAGCACTCGCAGTCGGGGCCGTCAATCTCAGGCTGGTCGCATAGCCTCTTCATATTCATCTCCTTCTGGCGTCGGTCGCCACCCATATTCGGCTCGTACAGCCGTTGAGCGGGGTGTGGCATCACCCCGCCGGACGACAGTGCTAGCTCGTAGCCCTGGCAGCGGCCTCGGCCTTCATCCGCATCACCACATCGTGAACCCGCACGCTGTACTTGCCGTGCAGGTGGACGAGGTTGTCAGCCTTCGTCCGTTTGAGCGGCAGACCGCAATCGCACCGGAGTGCGCCCGGCCCGTATCCCGTGAACTTCCTTACAATCATGTCTCCCTCTCTCGCCCTAGATTTCGGCAGTCCTTTGGACTTCTGCCGTGGGGCTTTCATCGGGGCCGCGTGGCCCCGACCCATCAGCCGTCTTGCTACCAGTCAGGATAGAACGTGAAGTCGAAGCTGTAGTAATGCTCAAAGCGGACATGGTCTGCGAACTGGAACGTGGGCGTGACGAAGCTGCCGTCCCGGTTGTGGTACGGGTTCCAACCGAGTTCCTCGTTCCAGATGCGCCCGCCAAGGCCACCTATGATGCCCCACTCATACGGGCCGTCTTCCCATATCACTTCGTATGTTCTGGGCGTCTCGCCCTTCCGCAGAATGGCGGTCTTGTCCATGCCCATAGCCGTCGCCTCGGCGTTGACCGCCCTCAACATCTGCCCCGCCTGTCCCCTCGGTGTCTTCGCGTCTATGACGTAGGTCATCGCTGTCTCCTCATCTTTCTCCCCGTAGGGTGTTATCGCGTCCGTAGAATCTGCGTGTCGACTAACCGCTCCATGCCCTCGGAGAAGGACATTCCCTGCTTCTCAAAGACCGCCATGACCGCCTCGTATTTCGCCACCGGCATCCTGACGCCGCCGACCTTCGTCTTGATCCCGGTGTGGTACTTGCCGACCCGCCGCGCCTCGCCGTTCGTCATGTTCATCGTGTCTCCTTCTCGGTTCGATGTTCTGGTTTCGCCCGGTTGCCATCCGGGTCTCGTCAGGCGGGATGCTTCCCGCGACCAGGGCGGGGCCGAAGCCCCGCCGGTATGGTTTATATCTGGAGGACGTCGGCCCGGTTGACCGCCCACCACTTGTCGTCGTCGGCCTTGGCCTCGCACAGGAAGCACTCGCCACATGTGGGATTGTCCTCGTCGCAGGCTCCAGCGCACTCGTCGCACATGCAGTTCTTCAGGTGGTCGTCCATTATCTCGTCTCCTTATGGGAGTTACACCAGTAGGTCTTCACGAAGTTTCGGCCTGGGACGTGATCCGGTATCAGCGTGATCGTCGCTCGTTTTGAGCATGGCCGGTAATCAATCACGGCATCGCATTTCTTCGCCATGTCGTTCTCCTTGTGTGGGTTTCTAGGTGCTACTGGCACCCTCGTCAGACCGGTCGATTCCGGTGACCCTACCGTGACCAGTTCACTCTGGTCTTAGCGCATCCGGGCGATTCGGCCGTTAGTCCGTTTCGTTCCCGCCATCTTGCCGTGAGCGGTATGTGTTATGTGTTTGTTAGATATAAATATAGTCCTATGGTTTACCGTTGTCAACAGGTTTTACAACGAATCTGATTAGACTTTGCCTGATTTGCCCGAAAACAGGCAAAAACAGGGCAAATCAGGCAAAAGTGCCCCCAAACGCCCATCCTTATTCTTTAAGAAGGGGCAGACGGCAGACCGGATAGGGGCAAACGTCCAGAGCGGCACGGGATCAGGAGGGTCGGCGTGGTAGTCCTACTTTGCAGGGCGAGCGGCGTCTAAGATGAATCCGTTAACGGATTGACCGTGGAGTATCCGTTACGGTCAGAATAGGGGATAGAGCCAGGGCGTGAATAAGTAGAGCCGAGAATCGCGGGAGGCTATGTGCCGCGACCTCGGCTCTGAGAAGGGAGACCCACCGAGTATATCACGCCTGCCTGGGTGCCGGTGGATCGTCCATCGACCGATCCCAGCACGGCAGGCAGAGGCCGTTCGCGAGTTCCGCGTCGAAACTTTCGCACCTGTAACCGGGGCGAAGGGCATTGCGGCACGGGCCGACGGATGCGACCGGCATCGTTACAACCTTCTCCTTGGGATGTGCTGGGCGTCGTCGGCGCGGGCGGGCCTTCGTTTTCTTAGGCATCGCTCTGGAGGACGTCCTTCGATAGCGCGATGATCCCGGCGATGCAGCCCACCGAAATCTCGTTTTGGGCCGCCCGAATCGATAGGATGGCGATTACGATCAACCCGACCAACGCGAGAAAAATTTGCGGTCGGATTTTACCGAAAATCTGGGTCAAATTTTCCACGATGCCTCCTACGGCGGGCTGATGCTGACCTCGACGTTGTCGGTGATGTTCGCGCTCTTGTATATCGTCGAGGTCGCTATCACGAATTCCTTTGTGCCAAATCCATTCCCTGCGCCCACCTCTAAAAATTCAACATCAATCGTCCCTGCTTTGATGCGCGACAGGATGCACGGCCCGCCCTTGGTGTGGATATTGCTCAACTTCAACACGTCTACCTTTCCATTAACTGCGCTCGTCGGCGCACCGATGCGAATCTGGTCATAGGTTCCACCGCTCGTTATCATCGAGTCGGCTCGATTTCCCCCGCCGATGGCCCGCGCTCTGGGAGTCCCTGCCACTGGGCTGATGCTCTGGCCGTCTGAGGCGTTGTACCGGATATTCAGCGTATGAGCCTCGACGTCGCTCATCGTAAAATTAGTACATCGCCAGCGGTTGATAATGAGGTGGCCGACCTCTAACCACGTCGCCGTGAATCCTGATGAGGCCGCAGTCCCGCCGACAACGATCACGTTGCTCTGCCCAGATGGGAGCGTCGAGCCGGTGAAGGCCGTACCCACGGTCACATTCTCGATGGTGATTTCACCGACGGGAGTCGTCCCCAGGTCGACTTTGAGTGTGTTATCGCTTTCGCTGTATGAAGTCGGGACATCCATCGGTGCGGAGTAGACGCCGGAGTCGCCACGACCGAATGACCGCTCCGACAGGATCGTCTCGTTGACGACGACGCCACCGCCCGCCGTGCCGCCGACAGCCAGCAATCCGATCGCCATCTGCGGCGACAGGCCCATCATTCGCAGGAATGAGTATGGTGCTTTGAGGCCCGTCCACATGGCCCGCCATTTGCTCGATTCGGTGTGGGCATATTCGATCTTCGCGACGACCCAATCCCGACCACGGCCCAGGCTCCGATAGAACGCCAGGGGCGAACCCCACAGGAGACGGGCCTGTTTACACATCCCGGCCCATAACCACCTGAGACACCAGCGAACGCCTCTGAGGGCCGCTGAGACGCCTCTACGGGGCCACTGCCAGACGAGCCGAAGCGGGAGTCCCCAGAACAGGAACACCAGCGCGACCCGTATCCACGACAGATATCGCATCAGTCCCCTCGTATCATGGCGAGCTTCCTCTGAACGTCGCGCATCTCGTTCAACACGGCCTGAACCTTTGGGTCTCCGGCCCGGTCATGGATCAGGTCTTCGATGGCGACGAACACGTCCTGGAGTTCCTTCGGCAAAGCTAGCACGGCTTGAAGCCTCGGCGAGAATTTAGCAATGAACTCGATCATCCTGACACCTCTCTGAATCCTACGATCCCATCACAGATGCTGTCCCCTGATCCTGCCGTCCGCTGGGCTGTCACCTTCACCGTATGAGCCGACACCGCCAATCCCGCCGAGAATCCGACAAGGTCTTTGAGCGTGTTGCCAGCACCGCCACCAGTCACGGATGTAATAGTCTCCAGTACGGTCGTGTCGAAATACAGCTTGAACGTATACGTGTCCGCAGTATCGCGAGGATGGACGCCTCCCCATATGACCCATGATCGCAACGTCGCCCCTGGAGTAGCGGTCACGGTTGCGACGGTTGTCTCGGATGATGTCACCGTCGCCAAGTCCTCGTTCTGGCCCACCGCTTCGCTTGCTGGCGTGTGTGTGTGATCCCCGGCTGCGGCCTTCACCGAGGTCGTGCCGAGCGACCGCAAGGACGCAGTCCCCGCCGACGCATCTGCCTGCGTCAGATTCACGACGCTCGACCCGTACCACAGGAGATCGTTTCCATTCCTTTGTAGTTCGCCCGCCGCATCGGGATTCGCGCTCTGATCGGCGAACGTCATGGTAGTCAGGGCCGCAAGGGTCACGCCGGACATACTCGCGCCGCCCTGCCCTGCCGCCCCGGTGTGGGTATGTGTTGATAGGACTGTGAGATTATCGCGGACGTCGACGTTGAGCATCGCTGCCGTCACGATGTCGTCGCTGATGCCAGTCCAGTCCCGCGGAGTCGTCCATGCCATTTGCTACCTCCTACTGCGCCGGGAACCGGAATGGGAACTCGTAAGCGAATCCCTTGCTGACGATCCTCGACAGCCATAGCAGCCGGGGCGGTGGCTCTCGCTTCGCCTGTTGGATCATCGGCCTCGCTGTCACCGTCGTCATGCCCATCAGTGCGTGTGATTCCCCGCTGCCGCCTGCGTCGATCCTGTTCCCAGGGTTCGCAGGCTTGCGGTTCCCGCTACTGCGTCGGCGTACAGCCCGACCAGCGCGGCCCCATAGTATACAAGGTTATTCCCGTTCCTCTGAATCCTCCCAGCCGTCGACGGGTTGCCGGACTGGTCAGCCAGCACAGGGATCGTTAGGGCCGCCAGAGAGACGCCTGAGAGCGTCGAGGAGCCGTTACCCGCCGCACCGCTGTGAGCGTGGGCTGATAGGACATCCTCGTTCGCCTTGATCTGGGCATTAAGGATCGCGGCGGTCACCATAGAACTCGTCCAGCTTTTCGGTGTTGTCCAGGCCATCAGAACGCCGGGACGGTCGAGGTGCCGAGGACTCCGACGCCCAGCACCCAGAACTGGGAATACCCACCGGAGGCGGGCGATAGCTGCCAGGACGTTACGTGCTGCATACCGCCAGCCGTCACGGTGTGCTTCTCGGACTCGACGAAGAAATCCGCGTCGATGCCCAACTTCGCATCGTTCGTCGCGGTGATCGTGATCCGGTCGGATAGATCGCGGGATAATGCCTGCCCGATATTGCCGCTCGTAGAGGCCGGGACGACCATCGTCAGAATATTGGTCGGCGAGCCGTAGATCACCGCGTGATAATCGCACCAGTCTTGAGCCTCGGAGGTCGTCGGGATAAATTTGGTTTTCGCGACGTACTTCCGCTCCCCATATATGCCCTGGGAGGTCGTGTCGATCGCCCGCACGATGCACGGGTTTTTCGTTGTGACTGCCGTGCCTCGCGCCTGGAGTTTTGTGAGATACCCATCCGACCCGGTCGCCGAATTGGTGACCGTGATCGCCATTCGCTCTGCCGTCTTGGTCTGGGTCACGGTGATGTCGCTCGTCAGATTTGTGCCGCCACCGCCGGATGCCGAGTTGAGAAGATAGTCGGTCGTCGCTGCCGGAGTCGTCCAGGCATCGACCTCCATCGCATTATTCGCGGCATCAGGATTCGGAAATTCAGCCTCAAAGGTCTTCGCCTCGCCCGGTGCCAGGGTGGGCGATGCCGAGCCGGTCTCAGGATGCGTCCAGAGTACAGCAACGCTTGCCGTGTCGAACGTCCGAGCCGTCGCCTCGACATGATTGACGATCGTCGACAACGGATCGGCCTGTTGGATTTGCTCAAACGTATGTACGGCCCCGTCAGCATCTGAGAACGTGGCCTGGGAGGTCGTCGAGGCCGTTTCGGTCAGCCGATGATACCGACTCTCAAAGGCGACCTGCCCCGACTTGCTTTCCTTGATGAACCCGGCCTCGGCTTCCTCGACGAGCCGCAGGGCGTCGATGGTCTTCTTGCCCGACATCCAGAATCGGCTGATCGTGGTCTTGCCAGTATCCAAATCGCGGTCATCGGCTGAAGTCCATCCCACATCATCGAGGATGTCCCCGACAGCTTGATCGGTGCGCCGGTTGGTTTGGCTTGCCAACTGGGTCTCAAACTGGTTGAGGTATCCCAGCGTACCGAACGCCGTGAGGGTCGCTGTCTTGCGACCCACTGCCGCCGGAGCGGGCTTGATCCGGTCGAGCTTGCCCTGCCACCGGACGCCGTCGTTGAATGCCACCGGGAACGTATAGGGGAATGAACCTGACCCGGCCTGGAGTTTGATCGATCGGCCTGGGAGGATGTTACCCGTCAGGGCCGAGGATGTATTGCTGGGGCTGTACTTGCCCTCGGTGTTGATCAGCGTCGCGGTCAGTTTGCCGGCAACGCTTCTGCCCTGGAGGGCCGAGGCATAGTCCCGCCCACGACTCCACGACAGCGACAGGGTATCGCCGCTGATGTCATCGTTAGCGTCGGTGAAATCCCCGTCATTATTCCAATCGACGAGGAGGGTATAAGAACCGGGCATTAGGCCACCTCAACAACATCCCCAGTCTTGACATTCACCCCGTTGGTGGTGGACTTGAGGTCATCGAGTTCGGCCTGCAATTCCTCGCGGAGCCGCTCGGCGATGATTCTCCTCAATTGCTCGGCGGCGAGTACGTTCTGGGAGAGTAAAGCCTGCAAGTCTGCATCGGTGATGCCTTCGTTCGCTGCCATTTTGGGCTCCTTACTCAGATTCTACAGGACGGACGGAACCATCCCAGGCCGTGCAAATCGCACAGTCGGAGGCGTGCTGCCGTGCTGTCGGTACGGTCGTTACTTTGGCAAGCTCGGCGGTCTGATTCCCTGCCGTGAGTTTCGTTCCGTATTGCTGCCACGCAACCACCGTGTTGACGGCACTGTTCACGCTATTCCGCAACTCCTCCAGATGCTCTCGGACGTCTTCGTTCGTTGCCATGCTACGCTCCTATCGCCTCAAGGCGTCTGCTCAATTCGTCATACTGCGAGTCCATCCGGTGGCGGTTCTGGTAGATACCGCCAGCCAGGAGTCGGGTCAACGGCTGAATCCGCATATGGTAACCGCTAGAAGCCTCAGCGACTGGTATCAGGATACCCATCTCGACCATACGCTCCCGATTTGCCAGACGTTGCTCCTCGGTGATCTCCGGCACTAAATCTTCGACGCCCTCGCCCGAATACGCGAATCTCTGCAACTCCGTGGCATCGTCGTACTCGTCGAATAAATCTACCTGGGCTGCGGAACCGGAACCACTGAGGTCAACGCTTAGAACGCCCGTCTTCGTCAGAATCATGCCCTGGTTCCGAGTGTTCGCATCATAAACATTTACCGCAAACTGTCCGCTGTTATCGGCTCCCGCTCGTATAGCCTCAAGCTCAACACAATTCTGAGCGGTGGCGGCTGCATCTCCAATCTTTAACTGTATATGGAGACCGAATCCATCAGCCATGTCCCCGTCTGTGCGGTTCTCAAATCGGAAAACACCTGCCGGTGTATTCGTGCCTGACGTATCCCTGCGCTGTGTCGAGAACCCCCCAGCAAGATGCGTGCCGCCCGTGCCGTCGTGCGACAGTGTCGTAGCCGTCCAATCGTTGCCCGATGCTCCGACGTTTACTAGGCCAGCAGCGTTGCTCTGGAGGTCAACTCCTCCACTAACACTCAAGGCCATCAGGTTTGAAACAGCCTTCATCGTTATTATATTGCCGTCGTGGTTGTAACTGAGCAGCCCTGTATTGTTAGCGTCCGCATCGCCGAAGATGATGTAGTTTACTTTATCGTTCGGTGTGAGGAACTGGATGCCAGCATCGTCAGAATGCTCAATCGTCAGTTGGGTCACTCCATTGGATGCAACAGTTCCCGCAGACCCCTCCCAAATATGTAGGCGGTCAGTGTCAGGGGTGGGAGATGACCCCGCCAGGGCGATCAGAAGGTCGCCATCTGTCGAGATGGTATTCCCGTCAAGGGTGATATTGTCGGCGACCAGCGAACCCCCCGTTATGGCCCCGGTCGTCGTGATGGTCGACGAGCCGTTGTTAATCGTCCCGAATCCCGACGTAATCGAGCCAGCGTTCAAGGCTCCGACTGTCGTCAACGTCCCGCCGCTATTGCTTGCCGCGTGTGCGTGGTTCGCGTTGGCGAATCCGGTCGAGGAGATCGTCGGAGTCGTAAGGGTCAGGCCTGCCAGGGTCGCCGACCACGCCGGGATGCCTGACGCGAGGTGCAGGACGGTATTGTCGGCCCCTTTGCCCAGTCTGGATAACTGGGACGAGGACGAGGCATAGACGATATCGCCCGTGGCCTGGGAGTCGATAACGTGTGTCCCGACCGCTTCCCATTCGGCCTGTGTTAGTTCGGTTCCGACTGAGCCGTGTTTTAGTTCGTTTGCCATCGTATACCTCTACGCTGTCGCTAGGATGCCGCCGAACCCGCCCCGGCGAACGCCGTCCTGTATCGCCTCGGTGACCTTCTCCTCAAAATCGTCGAACCCGTATGTAGGGCCGAGGATGTTGATCGTGATCCCACCTGCTCCTCCACGACCCAGCGGCACCACTGCCTCCGGCCCAGCTTCTCCGAGCATCGCCAGGGTCGGCGATCGGACGATACCGCCCTTCGCGAGTTTCGGTATCTCTGGAATGTTGAGCGAGAAGCCTTTCCCACCGATCCCAGGAACCCACTTAGGAACCTTGATGCTGATCATATTCGCGCCTCGGATCATCAGGTTCAACGCTGAGATCAGGAGATTCACGTATCCCTTGATCCCGTCCACGACTAAGGAAACCGTGGTCTTCATCCCGTTCCAGATCGTGTCCCAATTGTCCTTGAGGAAAAACAGCCCTTTGAGCAGCGCACCGCCGGGGAGAAGCCAACCCAGCTTGGAATTGAACACCGACTCCAGCTTCCCCATAACTGTATCGAATAAGGATTTGATCGCGTTCCAGACCGTGTCCCAGGTTTTCTTCAATACAAGGACAATTTTGTCCCAGTTCTTGAAGATGAGAATCCCAGCTACTATTGCCGCGCCGATTCCAATAATGATCAATCCGATCGGCCCCATCGCGAGGTTCAAAGCCGTCATCGCCGCCGTCTGGAGCCACGTCGCCGCCGTCGCTATCGTCTGGGATGCAGCCATCGCGGAGATGCCGGTGGCGATCGCAGGCATCATGATCACCATCGGGCCGAGGGCCGTCGCCATGTTCCCGATAGGAGCCAGCGCAGCCTTCGTGCGGTTCTTCATGATGTCGAATTTGTCGCTCATCGTCAGGGTCGCCGCTCCGAGTTCCGCGACCTTGCCCTCGGACTCGCCCATCGCCTTCAGCATGTCGTCGAGACTGAACACGCCCTTGTCGATGGCGTCCTTGAATCGAACACCGGCCCCGGCACCGAAGTTGTCCGTCGCAATCGCCATTGCCTCGGTTTCTGTCTCGGCGTTCTGGATGCTGGCGATCATATCCTGCAATCCCGCCGATATGTCGGTCACGCCCTCCTTCGCCAGCTTCTGGACGGCGGTGTTCAGACCCGGCATCATCTTGGAGGCCGATAGCCCTGCCGCTTCCATGTTGCCGACCAGCGCGGTGGCCTCGTCTAAGCTCAGACCCATCGTCTGCAATTGTGGCCCGAACTTGACGATCGTAGATGCCAGTGCGGACATCGGAACACCGACAGCCTGGGAGACTGCGGTGAGCTTGTCGAGTTGGAGGCGGGTCTCCTCTGCCGGTACACCGAAAGCCAACATCGAGTCTGCGACCGACTTGATCATCGGCCCTGCTTCCTCGCCCATCGCCCGCGATACGTCGAGGAACGCCTTCGTCACATCCTCAAGGGCTTCGCCCTCCAGACCCATCTCGGTATTGATGTCGGCGATCGCAGCAGACACCGTTGCCGCGTCCTGTGGGACGGTTGCCCAGACATCCTTGAACGACTGGGTCAGCCCTTCCAGTTGTTCGCCGGTTGCACCGGTTCCGGCGGCGATTGTATTCGTCGCCTCCTGATACTCTTGGCCGAGTTTCGCCGCAGCCGCAGCCGCGACCGTCAGACCGGCCCCAGCCATCGCGACGCCTTTCATAGCCGACCGCATCTTGCCGCCCATGCCCTTGACGTTGGACTCGGCCTTCTTGGTGTCTGCGTCAACCGTTATGGTGACTGTGTTAGCCACTCGTCTCCTCCACTTTGCCCTCGCTCACGATGGTTAGCATCCGCAGTATCCCAACATCCTCGGCCAATACCGCCGACGGCAGGCAGCTATACCGCTGGCAGATACCGTCGACGATTTCAGCCATCTCTAACTCGACCGGCTTGCTGATCGGCCTGCCGTCCTGATACGTCCCGCCTCGCACAGCCTTCCAGCGGGCTATGTCGAGGCCGAGACTTCCCCCGATGTCGTCGCCGCAGACGTCCACGCGCCGAGGATCGCCGTACCGAGCGCGGGAGGCAGGGTCAGGAACCCATCTGCGTCCGCAGTCAATTCGGTGCCGTCCTCATCGTGGAGGTTCCACGTCTCCAGTATCTCGTCACCGAACATGCGGAAGGCAGCGCGGAGGCCATCTGGGTCAGCATCCGCACCGCCCGCCAGGGTCTGGAGGTCGAGGAACGTCCGCAGATCGACGTCGAGCCGGGTCTCGATGTGCATCCCCGCATATTCGGGATCGGCAAACTCAAGGACGGCCCGACGCCGCTGTACGGTGTACGGCCTGATACCAACGCCGTTAGTGCTGATGACCATCAGACTGTAGTCCAAGCGGGAACCGTACCATCTGCGAGGCTTAGAGTAGCCGACCATGTCAACGCACCGTCGCTCCCGCGAGTGATGCTATAACCCGACACAACCGTCTCCATCGCCAGCTTCGGGTTGGATGAGGAGTTCCCACCGATCCTCAAGTCGAACGTCCGAGTCCCGGTGCGCGTTTTGAACACGTCGTGAGATTTGTTACTCGCAGCGTTGAAGAACCCGTTGATCGTCACGTCGCCATCGCTCATGCCCGTGATCCGCTCTCGCGCCGACTTGTCGAGGCCGGTGGTCTCGACCAACTCCTGTGGGATGTTGATCCCATAGTCGCCGATGTCATTGGAGATATCTCTCGCCGTGCCGCCGGAGTCGTCCACTGCCAAGTAATCGCCCAGCCCTGTCTGCTTCGCCATGATTTCGACCTCCTATAGTCGCGTGAATCCCACTGCAATCTTCGCGTCGCTAAATGTCCCCGTCGTCGTTACTTTTATATACCTCTGAACTGTTCCTTCCATCGTCAGCCTCTCCGATGTCGGCGCACCCGCTGTTGCTACAGTTGAGAACGTCATGAAATTGGAGTATGAACCACCGCTGGAGGTAGATTCCTGTAAATTGACCGTGACACTGCCAGAGGCAACGCTAAGCACTTGCAGATACCCGGCCCCGCCGTTAGACGTTGCCGCGCCACCATCAACAACCGTTCCCGAACCCGCTGACGAATGGGTGTCATCATGGGCGGTCAGCATGGTTCCAAAATCTAGCCCTGCACCGTTCGATGTCGTATAGGTTACATTCGCAGATATGGCAGACCCAGGAGAGCGGGTCGTGCTATATGTTCCTTGCTTGGAGATCAGACCGACGCAGGGATCGCCAACCGCTGACCCCATCGGAATGAGAACTTCCTGATCAGCCGTCGGCTGTTTGCCGCTGTTGCTTGTCCAGACCGCGTGGGATCGGTTCGACGCTGCATCGAACCAAGCATCGACACTGATCTCCGCATCTGCGATCCCGACAATCCGCTTCTTGGCTTCGACGTCGAGCGTTGTCACGTCGAGGAGTTCGGACGTATAGCCCAGGCCATTCAAGGCATTGGCATCGCCCGACAGGTCATATCCCTCGACGTAAAGCCGGACGTTCAGCCCGTTTACCTTTGCCATACCCGTCCTCCGTGATTAAATCGCTCTCTGGTCATCCTGGGGCCGTTACGGTGTGATAGTGATCTCGCCCAATAGCTCCATCTCGTACGGGACGGTCACCGTGCGGAACACCCCGCCGCTCATATTCTGATATCCGACCGTAGCGGCCCCGACTGACGAGTCGGTGACGTTCCCGCCGAGGTCGGCGTCCGAACGAAGCTGGGTGTCGATCTGAACCATCGCATCCCAAACCGCTTCCTCGATACTTTCGCGAACATCTGCCGAGTCTTGCATCCTAAAATATGCCCGCACCGTGACCGATACCCGCGACCCGATGTCGCCCAGGGTTTCAAAGTCGTCCCGGCGACCGGTCAGCCAGAACGCCAACACCGGCGTTCCTGAGATCGCCAGCGGCTCCCCGCGATATACCGCCACGAAGGCCGGGTCGGAGATCGCCGCGAGGAGCGTGTCGATCTGGGCCAATGCCCCTGACCGGCTCAATCGAACGCCTCGATCAGAGCGTCCCCGATATAGTCTTCGTACAGCTTCGGATTATTGTTGATGTGGTCATATGCGTTCTGGAACATCTTGTAGCCCTTAAACGTCGATCTCTGATTCCGGCTACTGATTCCCTCGACCCACGCGGAATATATAAGGTTCTGCCGACCGTGCTGTTCACCAGCCGCGATAACCGCTATGCCGTCCTCGGGTACTGTGGCCCCGATGTGACGCCGCAGTTCACCGGTCTTGCGCCCGTGTTTAGAAGCGCGTGGAGCCTTGTTGTATTGCGAGACCGGTGGCCCCCACAACTGCTCCAGAACTTTGTTCGATCCCTCGATGGTCGCGAGGTCGAGCAGTCCCTGGTTGACCGCCTCGGTGAATCCGAGACCGACCTGGGTGGGCGTCCCAAAGACCGGCCCCTTGAGCTTGAACGTCGTTGCCGGAGGTGGCATTAGAAGAAGACCCCGCTGGATATGCCAGTCGCCTGATACTGGTCGAGGGTCATCAGGATCGAATTGATCTCCCCGGCTGCGGTTGTGATCGCGGCGTCGCCGGAGCCGATAGTCGTCACTGTCCCCAGGTCGCGATCGCGGAACACGATCTTGGACAGGTCGAGACAGGCCTGGACGACCAGCTCCGGATAGTCGTACCGGTAGAGTGATGCACCGCCGCTATGGGTCGCTCCAGTCGTGCCATTGACGGCCCGCTCCACGGTCAGGGTATTGCCAGAGATCGCCGTGATATATAGCTGCTCCGAGTCGATAAGGATGGTCTGCGCGGGGCCGAGATTGGTCGCAGACGTTACCGACGCGGATGTCGCCGTTGTTGATCCTATGGCATCAGAAGTGGTGACACTGACCGTGTCAGCGGTGTAGCCCCAGGTGGCGAGGATCGAGAGGGTCTGCTGGCCTGCGTCGAACCCTTTGGTCGTGTCCTCGTTCAACTTCAAGATCGTTTTCGGTGTTGAGTTGTAGGGCATCAGCCAGAAGTCCGCGTTGTAGCCCTCAGTCAACGTCTCCGAGGTCGCCCGGTCGGTTGCGCCGTATGCCGTGACCGTGGTCGGGCTGACGATCCAGCCGTCGAGCGGCACGACGCCGGGAGTCGACATAGAGGTCTTGATGTCGTCCGTTGTCGCGACAATCTGATACTGCGGAGAGTTTCGCAGACTACCAGTTCCGATGTCGTAGTACCGAGTCTCGGTCAGCGGCCCGAATGTACCGCCGCCGCAGTAGTCGTCGATCCTCCGGCTCGCCGCCTCCAGGATGCGCCGTATCGAACCCGCGTCAGACGTCCAGCCGGACGAGTAGCTCGTGCCGGCAAGGTAATCCCGCAGATCGTCAGCGGTCGCGTATGTGTGACGGGTCGCCACTATTTATTCTCCCCGGTCGCGGCCTGCTTGTTCCTGGGCTTCGCTGACTGCTTCTTGAAATAGTCAGGGTATTTCTTGAGGAGTGCGGCGGGGACGTCGTAGACCTCGCCCATCTCGTACACCTCCCCGGTTGCGCCGAACGTGACATTCACCAGGCTCTTGGCCTTTGCCATAAATCTCCTCCCGACCAGGGGGCGAGGCCGAAGCCCCGCCCCCACTTGTTGCCGCTAAACTATGCGGCTCTGGGAATCTTAAACGCTGCCGCCAGTCCGACCTGACCGTCGCCTCGCCGTGAAGCAAAGAAGCCCACTTGATCGTTCTCCATGTACAGGCTGTCATTGCGCCTTATGGTGAATCCGACCCGGTCGAATATGTAGTACTGCCGGAAGTCCCCGAAGATCGCGATCTTCTCGGTGCTGGTGATGTTGCCGCCCAGTCCGCTGGTGACGTCGGTATCCACCACTGGCCGACCCAGGATGAACGCTGACGGAGCGGTGGTGATGTTGGCGATCCCAGTGACGCCGTTTCCGGTGACCTGAATCTGGTTAATCAGCGAGTTAATAGCCGATTTCATGACCCAGGTGCTGTTCGCCCGATGCTGGGCTTCCAAGGCGTAGAACGTGCCGATGAGGTCTGCCACGACGACACTTGTCGATCCGGCCATCGTGTAGAACGCCACGTCGGAATCGGACATGATCCCTGCGTATTGTGTGGTGTTGTTCCCGCTGATGATGCCCACGTCCTCAAACCTGCCCGCGGACTCCTGGAATATCTGCGTTAGCAGAGCCGGGAGATTGATCGCTGAGTCCTCCAGCAACTCACGGGTCGTCTTGACCAGACCGCCGGACTTCTCCAATGAGAAAGCAACCTGACCGACTACGGGAGTCTGGTCGGAGAAGGCGGCTTCCTCGGCGATCGCTGCCCAGGTCGCGCTGCCCATCGTCGGCACATAGCCGTCTTTGGACGACACGCGGATCACCGTGCAAAGGGGCCGAAGCTGAGAACCCGGTACTCCTGGGTCGTGTATTGTGCTGCTGATGAACATTTCTGGGACGAAGAACCCGCCCTCGGCATCCGTCTCCTCTTGCATGGCCTTAACTTCGTCTACGCTGGCGGTCTTCCAGAACACGTCGTCGGACGGAGACCTCAACCACTTCACGAACGTGTCGGTCTGGAACCGGGCCTCCTCTTTCTGGGTACTTCCCATCTGCTCCTGTACCCACATCGGCTGCGCCATCGCCGGGAGTCCCTTAACCCAGGAACTGGGCTTGTAGGACGCCTTGTTAATCGCACCGGTGTCATTCGCGTCGTATGCCGCGACGTCCTTGTCGGCGATCGGTACGCTGTTGGTCGGGCGACTGAACTCGCCCTGGAGAACCTTCAACTGGGACGCGGCCTGATCGACCTTGTCGGCGGCCTCCATCTTGGCCTGCGCGTCGCCGATCATGCGCTCAAACTCTTCGACGTTGCCGCCGGTGAGAGCCGTCTCCGCTTGACCGAGCAGGGCGTTGGCCTCCTGTCTCGTCTCTTTGGTGTTCAAATCACAACTCCTTCGCTTGGTGTATTCCATGCAGGGCGAGCTTGGCTCGTTGTAGGCGCAACGATCGTTCTGCCGTGTCCGTGGCGACCTCTGGGGCCGTGTCGGAGGCGGCTTCGTCCGTTGCGTCGGAGTCGTCCTCGCCGGTTGCTGGCTCAAATTTAATGCCATCGTGATCCGTGCAGAACGCACGAGCCTCGGCCTCTGTCCAGTCATCGAGAGGCAGGCGGTACGATGCGATGGCCCAATCCCCGGTCTCTGTCTCCCTGCCGTATAGCACCTCGACCGGTTTGTCGTCGATGGTCTCGGCGGCGGTGCGGAATCGGTCGAACTCGCCTGGCTCCCGCATCCTGCAGGCGTGGAAATTCGGATACGGCTTGGAGTGGTCGGGCAGTTCGGCTGACCGAAGTTCGGACGGCTTCCGACCCGCGTCGCGGAGATGGCGAGCGAGGTGGTTGTAGACCCCGCGCCGGTCGTTCTCTGGTATCGACGTCTTGCGAGCGTTGAGGTTGCTGAGAGCGGTAGTGACCGCCCTGACATTAGCAGCACCGCCCTTGCCGTTACGCCCGACGTGGTGGTGCAGATATTTGTAGCTCGCCTTGAGTTCTGGGTCGCCCTCTGGATCGACCCAGGCGTGGGACGCTCTGAGGATCGCCGCCCCACCCTTGATCCGACCCCGCATCAGTTGACCGTCCCAGGCATCCTCGGCCCATGCCGTCAGATGCGACGGGATCGCGCCCTTCTCCTCAGTTGTTGTCGGTGCAGTCTTAGCCGCAACTGTCGAGGTCGATGGAGACGACCCACGTATTACCGACGAAACCTCGACCCAGTCAAGGTTCCCGATGCGCCGGATCACTGTCGACACGTCCTCGCCTTCGTGCGTGATGTCGTCGTCCTTCGGGATGTTGAACCCGACGCTCCACTCCCTGACGAAATCTCCCGCGACGTTGCTGAACGCCTCCCGGCCTGCCTGAGTGTCCATGTTCATCTGCATCCGCGTGAACAGCCGATATTCGTCGCCCTCGATATGTCTGGGTTGTGCGAATACGACCTTACCGACCAGCTTGCCTTGATCGTGACCGGACAGGACTGGGATCGGGAGGTTGCCCGCTATAGAGGAATCAAAGGCGGTCGGCTCCACGATGTCGCCGTCGGCGTCGATCACACCCATCGAGTTGGTGTACGCCTCAACGATCCCCTCGGCCTCATCGACGGCCTTCGCGCTCGCGATCATCGTCTTGTGAATCATAGAGTCTCCTCCGGCTTATATCCGCGTGGCATTGGAGTCCAGTTGAGCGTCCCGTTCGGGTGGTCGTCGATATTCTGGGCGGCGTCCAACGCGTAGACCTGACCGTGACGTTCAGCGCATGTGCGCCCGTGTGGATCGCCTGGGTCGATATAGTTGTCGTCAGGGTCGCCGTCTACGTCGTCAGCCTGCACATATCCGAAGCCCTGCTCTTTGTAGAATCCGACTGTGGTCTGATTCTGGCTCCTCATGATCTCGGTTCGGGCGATCAGCCTTGACCGGTTCTCGGTCTCGCCCAGGATCGAACGGATGCCGGGGAACTTGTCGTCCGGTACGCCCCGCGCCAGTTGTTCGATCGAGTACCCGCGTTCCAGGCCGATACCGACCGCCCTGCCGATGGCCTTGGAGGTTGTCCGGTGGATCATCGCGGCCCGTGTCGGTGCCTGGGTCAGTACCCGCTGAACCGTCGGCAGCTTGTCGCTCCAGTCGAGAGTCCCGGCGACGCCCACGTCGTTGATCGCGCTGAACGTCCGCTTGGAGACCCGGCGATACGCGGCCTCTAATATCTTCTCCATGTTCCCGGTCTCGATCGGCGGCAGCATGTCGACGGTCTCAAACGGGTACGCCTTCGTCGAGGTGGTCTGCCGCTCCATGTGACGGCCCAGGATGCCGTCGACCCGGTTGCGGATACCGCGAAAATGCGTGAGGGTCTTAGCTGCCAGGGCGTCGGTTTCCTCCTCGCGTTCCTCAAGGATGCGACGAGCCAGCATACGACCGCGAGGGACGACGCGAGGAGCTTTGACCTGGGCGAGAATCGGGTGGGCTTGTTCGATCGGCGCGGCATCTACCGCAACTGGTGCAGCGTCGCCCTCGGCAACCTCAAAGACGCTCGACGGGATACGCCGAAGCGCACCTTCCGAGACCGCGTCGAATCCCAATGCCTCCCGCGTCTCGTTCAGCGTGATGATGCCGCCCGCGAATAGGGCTGTCAGCCGGGTCGTCGTCGCGGCCTGATCGTCGAGCGTTGCCCGCATCGCGGCCCAATCGACCGCCAGGGTCTCGTTGCCCTTGTACTCGTCGAATAGGTTCGCGTTGAAATACCGGAGAATCCTCGCGACCATCGGCTCCAGGGTCTCGGAGTGGAACGCCAGCCGAGCCTCCCGGTAATTACTGAAGGTCGACCGCTGCAGTCCGACGTTGGCCCCGACTAGGATCGGTGGGACTCCGAACACCGCACAGATGCGGGACTCGGTCAGGTTGTGCAGCCCGCCCAGTTCCATGTCCTTGGGCGAGTTCGACATCGGCTGATACTCGGCATCATCGTCGAGGATCGCGACGCGGTGGAAGTTATTGACCCCGCCGAACTGCGACCGCCACCGCGATCGGATCGTCGACGCCTCCTCCTGGGAGGTCAGGCGACGCTTCACTTTGAGCAAGCCGCTCGGCACGCCCGCGTTCTGGAAATAGACCTTCGCGAAATCGGTCATGTTGAGGTCGAGGTTGACCGTGCGGGACGCGACCTGGAGAGGGCTGAGACCGTAGATATCGCCAGCGGGATTCGGTAGAGCCAGATGGCACATGTCCCGCGCCTCGACGCCGTACTCGATGCCGCCGACGGTGTAGATGTAGCTCTCTGCGCCGTAGTCCCCGGCGACGATGGTGACTCGGTCAGGCCGTAGGAGGTACATCGCCGAGACCTGATCGCCCTTGCCCCGTTCCTTGATCACGTAGGCGTTGCCCGCAACCATCAGGAACGTGACCAGCCGCTCAATGAATGAGTACCAGTCGGTATAGGGATTCGGCTTGGTGGTCAGGTCATACAGGAGGCCGCGTTCGACCTCAACGCTGCCGCCGTCAGTAGACGGAGCCTGGACATAGTACCGGGGCGATGCCGCAGAGGTCGCCAGCTCCCTGATGCAGGCGTGGACGATCTCGTTCTTGCTGTATCCCTCGGATGCGAAGCTGGCATAGTTAACATCAGGATAGCTGGCCTGCCCCACGTCGAGGTTGAGTGGAACGGTGGTCGATAATTCCTGTTGCTGCTTGCGTAACAGCGTGTCCCAGAACGCCAATAGTGACCTCCACCGGCGTTCGGGCGTGAGCCTCGGACACTGCGCCGGATCGGGCCACTGTCATGGAAGATACCACGACGAATCACACCGCGTCAAACATAGGCCCAGGGCGACTGCCATCGTCGCGAACCCAAACCAGTGAATAGATAACTGGTTTATACGTGAGAAGAAGGTCGACTATATATTCATCGCTGATAATAACCGGGCTTGAAAGCTCGATCTTAGACTTGTCCTCATTAAATCCCTCCACCCATACGCCTCTCCTACCCATCTCTGCCATTACATCAATAAGTTCACTCATCATCCACCTCGTTGCGGGTCTTGCACCGGCTGCACACGATCACCGTACCGGGAGCGGCCTTCTCCGCGAGGAGTTTGCCGCAACATACACAACGCATCACTTTGGTTTCATCCGTCACGCCCTGGCGTATCCGTTAACGGATTGACCGTTGACGACCCACGCCAGCGGAAGATATATGATCACCATACCCCGACCCCTGCCGCGCCTGTACGCCCATATACCGCCAGGGCCAGAGCCATCACGCAGTCGTCGTGCATCCCGTCCGGTGCTGAGTACCTGACGCCCGTCCTGGTGTATTCGTAGGCGAAGGCATCCAACTCGGAGACGATCACGCCCTGCGGATACCTGACCTCCCCGGTCTGGATCGCCATCGCCAAGCCCTCCATGAGTCGCTGCTTCGATGGGGAGGAGAAGTGGTAGCCCTCCACGTTCGACAGTTCCCGCTGGAGCCGTTCGACGATAGGATCGCCGACCCCGGTTGAGTCCACGATGGCAGACGTCGCACCGATCTCTTGGGCCAGCCGCTTGACGGTTTCCTCCCAGGGCCACTGGTATCGGTCGAACCGGCAGACGGCTCCCGTGGCGTCGAGGCCGATCACGACCGTCCAGTCCACGCTCTTCGCCAGGTCGACCCCGTAGACGACCGGAGGATCGCCGGAGACGTCACCAATGCAGGCTCGGATAGCTTCCTGCCCGAATGGGTTCCCGCCGTCGTCGGATGGTTCGGCGAAGTACAACTCGCGGAACACGTTCTCCGGTAGTTGCCGTTGAGCCTGCGCGACTTCCTCCGAGTCAACGATCCCCGCGTCGATAGCGTCCGAAGCCGTCAGCTTCGCGTATGTCCACCCAGGCTCCCCGCCCTCGGCCCGACGCGCCAGGGCATACGCCCAGTTCCGGCGGCCCTTGACGTTGCCGATGATCCGCACCGGGCCACGGGTCGCGGTCAGGGTCGAACGTACCGCATGCCATGCTTCCTCCCGCATCCGCGTCGCCTCGTCCAGCACGGCGGCGTAGACGTCCTCGCCGTAGAGGTTGTCCGGCTTCTCGGCAGACCTGAACGAGATGATCGCCCCGTTCACCAGCGTGATCGTTAGCTCGGATTCGTTGGCGGTGTACAGGGTGTCGTCCAGGCCGCGCTTGAGCCGCCGATAGGCGACCTTGGCCTGCGGATAGACCGGGCTGATCCACCAGAACGCCTGACCCCGCAGCCCGCCCATAGCCTGCTCCAGAATCCACGCGATGCAGGCGACAGTCTTGCCGCACTTCGTACTGCCCTCGATGATCCCGTAGCGGTCAGGGCTGAATATCGCCGCCTGTTGTTTCGGGTAGAGGCTGGGTCTCCGATATATCACCGTCGGGGCCGTTGCCGTTGAGGTAGTTGCCACTTGCTGCCTCGATACTGAATGTGACCTCGCCCTGGGTCAGGTTGATCGCCCGCTGGTCGATGGTGATTAACGGTTCCTTGGGAATCACGCCGTTGATCTCGCTGATCCGGTGCATGATCGACATCACCATCTTCGTCGCGGCCTCGTCACCGGCGAGAGCCTGGGGCCACCACCGGGACAGGAGCGTCGTGTACCGCTCCATCTGTAGCCCGCGTATCTGGTCGGCCATGCCGCTGTACTTCTCGGCGAGGTCGTTGAGGACCCGCTTGATCGACCGGTGAACCTGGGACTTGTCGACGCCCAGGGTCTCCCCGATCTGCTTCTCGGTCGCACCGCCTTTGTAAAGCTCCAGCATCTGATACCGGCGCAGTTCAAACTCCGCCTTCTTCTGAGGCGTCGGATATAGCCCCGGCTGCTTGCGTTTTGCCATCAGACCTTCACCGCCTTCTGCCCGGTGTAATCTTCCCACCGCTTGATCGCGACGTCGCAATACCTCGGTTCAATCTCCATCGCATAGCACCGACGGCCCAGACGCTCGGCTGCGATGATGGTCGTGCCGGAACCGACGAAGGGGTCAACCGTTAATTCGTCCTGTGCTGATAGGTACGCCATGAATGACTGAGGTATCAATATGGGGAAGTTCGCTGGATGCGCCTTATGTTTTCTCGTGTCCAAATTAATTTGTGCGCCCGCTTTGCTCCTGCCAGTATCTAACTCCCTCCCTGCGTTTGTTTGATGCACCTCAAAAACATCGTTCTCCAATAGCCCAGTACGGGTAGTCTTCTGTGATGGGATGAACCCCTGACGGCTAAAT